AATTTGAGCTTGGCTATTTCCTCGAGGCAAGCCTCAAACATGTGAGATTCCCAAGCCCCGCCGTCAATTTCCCAACCATTTGGGTGACGACCTAGGTGCTGAGCCAAATGTTGCATCCCCATGCGATAAGGAGTCCATCCAAGGGCTGTGAGATTCTCAATAGGGTGTTTTTGCATTTTGTGGTGACAGTCGTAGCAGCAACGTTGCATGCCCAAATTGTGTGAGGCATCCACCGCCATCACATTTCTGAGCCTGTTCTGCTTAAGCTTTTTGCCCGGGAGAATTTCCTTCTTGACTGTGACTTGCGATAGACAGGGGCACTTCCAAAATTTCTCGGTCCACTGTTGTTCAAACCAACTGATGCACTCCTCATCATTGTTGAATTGTTCTTTGTCTGGTATACCAGCCATACTCCATGGCGTGCCAGATGCTTTGTCTTTCCACTGAATGTTGGGTTTTTCAATGACTTCTTGAGTCGTTAAAATTGAGCTGTTTTTCCAGGTTGGGTGTATAATGCTTGAAACCCAGTCCCAAGCTAATTGGAATGCGAGACGATTGTAATTGTGCGGTACAGGTTGTTGGAATCTTTCAACGGCATCATAAGCAGCAGAAACATTAGGTGAATTCATAAAATGAGTTTGTTCAAACTTAACACCGAGCCTATTCAAAAGCTCTTCCATCACTACATCATTAGACCGTGGTGGTTTCTTTGCTGCCATATTCATTTCAATCCTGCCGATAAAAGGGAGCTGTTCACTTAGACTGTCGGCGTCTGCGCTTGCCCTGGGTTCTTCGTGGATGTTAATGTGCTCACGGATGAAAGTCGGGTAGTGCCTAAGCCAGCTCCTAAGTTTAAAGGTTTGGGTGGCTCGGCAAGTATCTTCATGATCTCATCGGTGACGGGTTGAAAGTAGGCTGGGGTGCCTGGGGCACCTCCTGAAGTGACGTGCCAACCCACCAGCTCACCTTTTGCATTGGTGATGCCAGCTCCTGACACACCATTCTCTGACCAATAAGTGGCGGCACAAAGGCCAGGAGAAACCCACGT